CAGTTACACCGCGTGATGACTTTGATGGCAATACCGGTCTTGATGAATAAGGAGAATTAAAATTCAATATTTTTATGACGAGCAGATAAGAAAATACCTATTACAGTTTATTAGAATTTTTGGTTCATTTACTATACAGAAGGGATTTGACAATTTGGGCAATCCCATATACAGTCAGGTGCCTGCGCGATATGGCGACATGAGTAGACAGGTTGGTCACATACTGAAAGAAAACAGTGAAAATACACTGAACACCATTCCGTTTATTAGCTGCTACATCAACAATCTAGATATGAATCCAGATCTACGTCGTTACCCACAGTTTGAAGAGACACGTCAAGTTATAGAAAAGAAATTTGACGAGGCGACCCACAGTTACACTGACGAGCCAGGACAAGGCTATGACGTCACTCGCTATCAGCCGGTACCCTATCTGCTTACTATGAATGTAGATGTCTGGTCAAGTAATACTGACCAAAAGCTACAGCTAATGGAACAAATATTATTACTGTTTAATCCTGGAATTAACTTGCATACCAATCAAAATGTGTTAGACTGGTCAGCATTAACATACTGTGAAATGACTAATACAACATGGTCAAGCCGTACGCTTCCAAGCGGAGCGGATACTATTATTGATGTTGCAACAATTACATTTGAGATGCCAATTTATATCAATCCACCTGTGCGCGTTCAGCGTATGAATATTATTCAAACCATCCTTACTCAAGTACATACACTTGATTTAGATGATTTTGAGTCATGGACTGTAGATTCACTCACAGGAGAAAATAGTGACTATGTTGTTACTACATTAGAAGATTTTTATATTCGTTACGAAGATGGAAAAGCTACATTGTTAGACACTGGTGGTGTTGATAATGATAGGAATTGGAAAACTGATGTATTTGAGTTCTATGGCGAATTACGCCCAGGAATCAGCCAGATCCGCCTCAGACACGGGGATGACGTTACTAACCCTACCAACGACGTAGTTGGAACAATTGATTATGATCCAGCTGATACTGGAAAATTGATTGTAACAGTTGACACAGATACTTTACCATCAAATACCCAAGGCACAGTCAATGCAATTGTTAATCCTCAAAAGAACTACCCTGGTGATGGCACCCTAGCTACGGCGGCTGTCGGGCAGAGATATCTATTGCTTGACGAAATACCTTTGAATTCTGTTTGGTCTGGAGCAGTTGCTGAAGCAAATGATATTATTGAATTCAATGGTTCAAATTGGGTTGTTAGTTTTGATGCAAGTGCAAACCCGGGACCAGACTATGTAACCAACAACTCAACAAATGACCAATTTGAGTTCACTGGTGAATTTTGGCAACACAGTTCTGAAGGTGTCTACAGAGAAGGTTGGTTCCGGTTATACATTTAATTATATTATGGATAGTGGAGATTACCTATGACCCTACGCGCTAGCGGGTGCATTATACTTAGCCAAGATACACGCCGTATCTTGTTACAGCTACGCCGTCCAGACCGCCGCAATAAAAATTATTGGGGTTTTTGGGGAGGCAGTAGTGAAGGTCGAGAGATGCCCGTTCAAACTATTGAACGTGAGCTTGAGGAAGAACTAGGGTTCTTGCCAGATATTACAAAATTTTATCCTATACATAAAATGGTCAGCAATGATGACAGCTTTGAGTATAACACATTTCTTGCCACAGTGGATAAAGAATTTACCCCACAAATAAATGACGAAAGCGAAGGCTATGCTTGGGTTAACTACAACAGATACCCTGTGCCACTGCATCCAGGCGCAAAGATTGTGTTGCAGAATCCACGCATAATGAGCAAAATTAAAACTATCGTAGAACATCTAGATATTGTGTAATTTGCTATTGACTTATCACCTCGTATGTACTATATTAAAGACATAGTAAGATAACTATACTGCCTACACAATTTTAAAAATTATTTTTAATCAAGAAAAAGCCCGGGCAAAATGCCCGGGCTAATTCATTTCCCTTTTTCACATAAATTATGTGAAGCTTAGGTTAGCACTTGTAACAGCAATTGCGTTTAGGTAGTCTGCTGCGTTACCAAGTGATGAAGCTTGGTTGCTTAGTTCTACATAACCGTAACGTGTCATGAAGCTAACTACAGGCTCGAAAGTCTGTGGGTCAAGCACTGTGCCTGAGCTCATTAGCGGGATGTAAGGGCAATAAAATGCCGCTGCATCTGTTTCGTTTGAACCTTTGTAGCCGATAAGGATGTTATCGTTTGTTGCATACTGGTTCACGTAAACACGCATAGAGCTGTTTAGCGTACCAACGAATTTGGTGTTGGTTGGCGCCTCGAAAGGACCTTCAGTTGTACGAGCAAATGCGCTTGTAGTTGCCGCTTGTAGAACAGTTAGGATTGTTGGTGAAATCACCATCCAGTTACCTGCGCCACGACGTGTACGCGCTGCAATGTCGTTTGCTGCTTTGTTGATTAGAACAGCAAGTGCCGCGTGCTCGTCACCAACGAAAGTAGCTGTACCTGAAACTGCTGCCTGGTCGTAAGTACCAGTAGCTGGGCCAGCTAGGCTTGCAAGAGATGATAGAATCTCTTGGTCGATTTCTGCAGTAATCTCTTGTGCAAGTGCTGCCATGATTTCTGCTTCAACATCAAGTCCGTGCATTGCCTGCGCGTCTTGTGCTGCTTCAAAAGTCCAGCGAGCTGCTAGCTTACGAGTTTTCGCTTCAACAGTCTGGCGTAGTACCTGAATGTTCATTTTGCGACCTGCTTGACCTTCAAGTACAGAAGTTGCTTCTGCACGATCAGTCGTTTCGTTACCTGAGTAACCGTTAGCAATCTGGAACGGGCTCAATGCTTCGTCACCAGCTACTGCGGTATCATATGATTCTGCGTAACGAACACGTAGAGTGTGGATTTGACCAACTGGGCCGGTCATTGGCTGCACACCAATTAGTTCGTTTGCAATCACAGTTGGCATAACACGGCGGATAACGGGTAGGATCACCTTGTTAAGTGTCGCAATGTTACCTGCGGATGTTGCACCTGTGGATGCGGATTCAGTAAGCTGTCTCTTGGTGTTCTCAAGAACGCTTTCCATAACTGCCTTTTTGTTACCAGTTAGACCATCAGTTAATGCACCTTTGGTTGCTGCCCAGTTTTCAAATAGAACGTCTGCCATTTGTATTCTCCTTTAGCTTAGTCCTGCTAATTTCTTTAATTCAATAATATCAGCTGTGCCACCAACATCTTGTTGTGCACTTGTTTTGACTTTGTTACCGTTAATCTCACGCTTGGGGGCGCGGCTTTCAGTAAGGTTAGCCTTCTTATTCGCTTGTGTCTTAACATCAGTATTTTCAGAAATGACACTTGGTAGGTACTTCTTATAAGCCTGCTTCAACTGTGTAGTTTTAACTGACTCTAATAGTGTGCCCATTAGTTCTTTCTGACCTCTGTTTAGAGGACCAAGCATTTCGCTCATGATAGCTTTACGCTCACTCAAGTCACTAGTGACTCTTACTTTGCGGTGTGCTTCCTTTAGAGCTTGATCTTTTGCAGTAATAGCTTCGTTTGACTCAGCTACTTTCTGTTTCAGACCCATTATCTGTTTTGCAAGTTTGGCAACCTGTGTGCTTTCGCTCAAGGTTGAGGTCATAAACTCGCTAGCGAATGTCTCGAATATTTTACGTCCGAACTCATTTTCTTTGGCTTGCTGTACGTCTTCGCGTAAAGTAATTAACTCTTTGCGCATCACGCTTTCCACCATAGTTTCAAGCTGCGCTGCGCCCTTCTTGACGAAGTTACGTTTTGCTTGCTCAATCACTTTGCGACCTTCGCGTACCATTTTGACTTTTTGCTCTGCTAGAGCACGTTTGTCGTCGTGGAATTCATTTAATTCTGTGGATAGCTGCTTGAGAACAAACTCTTCTAGCTTTCCAAAGTTAGACTTTTGCTTCTTGCGATCTTCACGAAGTTCGCGAATCTCTTTTGCAAGAACTTCGTTTAGGAAACCTTCAAGCATTTTAGCGTGCTCTTTAACCGCACGCTTATAACGTACACGGTCTTCTGCTACTTTTGCTTTATCTTGAGCAAACTCTTCGAGTTCAGTCTTGATGGCTTCTGTCAACATTGCATCCATTGCTTCGACAATTTGCGTCTTGTCATTTTCATAACGTGACGCAAATTCTTCGCGCAATTCAGCAGTCAAATTCTCACGCTCTTCAGCAATACGTGCTTCAAACGCTTCATTGAGATCTGACTTTAGTTCTTCATTAAGAACATCGTTGCCAAGAATTTCATTAAATGACTTAGGCATCTTCATTTTCTCCCTAGGTCTTGGATAAATCGAATCATCTCTTCTTTGAGATACTTCTTTGCTTTTGGATCAGATTCATAATTCTGTGCTACGTCCCAAAACGTGTTACCTCTACGATGATTCATAATCTGTTCGTAAATTGGATCCGGATATGCATCCGGAGCACTTGGGTTTGCAACGATATCAACTGTCACAATTTCAAATTCAGACACATTGCCTGAACCATCAACGTTGCCAGATCCACGTGAACTGACTCCGAGTTTTACACCACTTTCCAGTAGTGTTTTACATATATTGCCCATCGGAGTGGGCAACATTTTTAGTTTACCGATACCATCGCTTCCCTTCATATCCATATCTACTATGGAATGAGAAACGCGGTCGATATTGATGTTGAGATCATCGGGATGATCTGCTTCACCAAGGACCGAAAAACCGCCGTTAATCTTTTCCTTCAGTGACATTACTGCACTTGAGATTTCATTGACGGGGTATATACGTTGATTTTGATTACGCTTATTTCCTTGGATGAAGATACCTTGCATATACAGATCCTTACCGCCTTGGCCGTTGTCACGGCTTTCAGTGGTAATATGAGCTGCATTAGGTGCAATTACTTCTCTAAGTGGTGTAAACATAATCTTTTTTGTCCTTAGCTACCAATATTTGATTTAGCTTTTTCTGACTTGTTGGACGGGTTTGTAACCTTTTTGTCCATCTTGCCTTTTTGCTCTTGTGGTCCAGTTACACTCATCTTTTTAGCTGTGTCGCCTTTTCCACCTTTTTCGTCGCCGCCTGCAAACTTAACTGCGTTTGCATGTCCGTCGCTCATGTCTTTTGCATTTTGAAGAACTGGTGATTTCTTACCATCTTCGTCGCCTTTCATAGTAACGCTCTGCTTGTGTAGCTTTGCATCTTCTTCAAGGTCGTCGTCTTCAAGATCCATGTCATCGTCCATGTCGTCGTCCATGTCGTCGTCCATGTCGTCGAATTCATCAGCAACATCGTCGCCCATGTCGTCGTCCATGTCGTCACCAACTAGGTCTGCAAATACAGCCTTAAGTTCGTCCATAGCGTCTTCTACGTTGACAAATACGTTTTCCATATCATCTGGCTCAACTTCGAAATCGTCGTCTGTTCCAGTATCCATGTCAATGTCATCACCAAAGTCATCATCCATGTCCATCTCACCTTCGAGATCGTCCATAGCTTCGTCTTCTTCTTCGTCCTCTTCGCCAAAATATTCTTCAGCTTCGATTTCGTCTTCCATTGTATTGATGTCATCTTCAAAATCATCGCTTGAATCTTCGTCGTGATAACCTTCATCTAGATCTTCATCTTCGTCAAGCTCTAGCTCGTCTTCTGTAATATCGTCTTCTTCAGCAAGATCTGCATAAATCTCACGCGCTGATTCAATAATGTGTTCGTGCAACATTTCACTGGCAAGATCACTCTCACCGTTTACCATGTACTCTAACACTTTTTCAAGTTTTGATTTTTTCATTATTTCACACTCCTGTGCCTTTTCGTAAAGGCATTGTTTCTACTTCAATACTATTTACAAAACAATGCACTTTACCTACAAAAAAGGCATCAAAAAGGGCAAAAAGTGTAATTTAATTCTAGTCTGGCCGTGTATAAGTATAAGTTCAATTTAAAATCGCATTATACATCTTGATTTTGAAGATGATAGCCCAAATAATTTACAATGATTACAGGCTTTGGCGACAGGGTAAAAATTTGCCATAAATTCTATTAATTGCCTTTCGGGCATAAAATCAAATTCATCCAAGTACAGCATTGATATAGATCTACCTCTAAGTATATGTAATTTATTATATGACAATATAGTGGTACCATTACTAAAATTTAATGTATGCTTATTGTGAGATGTTATATTGATAGAATGTTTAAACCAGTCTGGTAACAGGTCAAACATAAATTTAATATTTTCTATTACAGCTTTTGCCATTGTCGGGCTTGGAGATAATACGACATTGACACGATCAATTTCAAAAATTATATTGTGTAAGTATATTATGTTTGCAATTGTGGATTTGCCTTGTTGTCTATCAATAATTTTAGTGAAATCTATTGGTTTATTAAATTGATCAATTATTTCATGCTGCATTTTATTGAGTTCAATTTGTATAGTTCCTTTAATGGGATGACATATCTTAACATAATTTTCAGAAAAATAGGCTATATCATTTTGACATCGTGCAAATTCAAGCATTTGATCACGTGTTATTTCAAGTGTATCTATTATAGATCACCCTCAGCATCAGGTTGGCCATAAATGTATGCAACATCATCAATACGCTGCTTCTGTTCAAGATCCTCGATACTGCGGGTCTTGCGAAGCTTTTGTAAATGCTTTAATGTAATACGTGGACGACGGTGGTGGTCAATATTAACCACCATATACTTATCGTCTTTTTCATTATAGTACTCTTTTAAAAATTCTCTGCTTTTCATCTTGGATCCTCCTCTTCGGCACCGCTCACTGGGCTCTCACCCTCGTCGTCGCCTATATCATCCATTTCTTCATCATCAAACTCGTCGTCAGCCTCAAAGTCATCTAGTGATCCATCGCCGCCGCCTTGTACGCCAACACCGCCTAGATCGCTAAATTCATCACTATCAACTGAACCTTGATTGTCACCCTTGATTGGGTTTTCTTGCTTCCAAAGTTTTTCATTTTCAAGTACTTCTGAGTCACTAAGTTGCAAGTATTTCTTGAGTGCAAAGCGCTTGCTGATGTAATCCACACCTTCAAGTTGTCCAAATACGCCCGCTCTTGCTCCGTTAATTTCAATCTCACGGTAATCGCTAAAGCTTTGTGGCTCAACAAAGTCTAATGAAAATTGGCTTGAGTCAATTTCGTACCCACGCTGCTTAACAAACATTTTAAATTCTCTGTCAAAGCTGGGCTGAATGATACGCTGTAGACGCATACAATACTGGGTAAATCTATACTCTTGAATAAATGATGTACCTACACGGCCATCGTTATATGCTGCGGTACCATCATCAGGTCCTGTTGGTAAATAGCTTGACGGAATGCCGAGACCACGTGCTAGTTTGTTGTTAAAAAACTTCAAGTCATCAACCTCACCTAGATTTTGACCGCCTGGCAATGTGTCTACTTTTGATCCACGTCCTTCAGCGGAGTTATGGACATAAATCCCAGATGACAGCCCAAACCAATGGCTGTCTGAATCACTTTCAACAGTAATATCGCCAGTGTCCATACGTTCTTGTATTTCTATAATATCAACAATCTTATGATTCTGTCGTTCTATTTCCTTACCTGAAAATTTGTTAATACCAGTATATTCTGTTTTCCAATCTCCAAATGTTCTATAACCAATTGTGTTGGCTAATTTATTTAATGTTGAATCTGTAACTGAAATCATATCTGATTCAGACTTAGAAACCAAACGATCCTTATTTGCATTTTTGTATGCGTTAATAAAATCAATATCATCTGGAAGGTTCTTACGTAGTTTGGAAATACTATTATTACCATTGTTAAACGATTTAATCATTGCGTTTGTCATTGTAATATCAAAAGTAATTCTTCTTGCGTTAGACACTCTTTTTTGCGCTTTACGTAATGAGTTTATTGAACTCATCTGTTGTGTATTTTTGTATTTGTTATTCCAGAAAGCTAGTGCATTTTTCTTATTCCTTTTAGATAGTTGAACATCAAACTCTTCTGTCCGGTTTTCATAAATTCCTCTTATTCCTGCAATTAATTTCTGGCGTCCTTCTGGTGAATTCCATTGTTTATTTAATGAATACGTCCCTGCATCCTTATGAAGCTGAATGTGGTCTTCAGTTTTCATAATTTCAAGATTATTAGGAATGTTATTCTTTGAATTAAAATCTATATGATGAACTTGCGTGTCTTTGCCTGGTATTTTACCACTAATAGTTGCATGTACAAATTTCATTTTACCGTCCAAATTCGAACGATAACGACGGTATTTTTTATTTTTTTGTTTGGGGCCTGAATATCCTTCATGTAATTCAAGAGGCATTAGTGAGTCGCCAATCATCAACTCTTGAGTTTCAACCTCAGATCCATCACGTAAAATAAATTTATGGTCAGGCGTAGCTGTTACAGTTTCCCCATTATCAAGAATAACCTTTAAAACTTTAGCATTCTTACGAGTAACGCCTGCCCATGTGATTTTTGCTGGCTCAAGTTCAAATGTTTTATTTGATAGACCATATGCATAATTTTCAATACCTTGTTCATATTCATTAATGATTTGTTGTAATGAAATTGCTCTACCGTCTAATAATTCAATTTTTGTGTCCAATGATAGACATTGCGCGAAGAAATAGTCTTCCATGATAGAATTCTTAACAAATATACTGTTATTCACAGGAAATGTATGGTGATTATGCCATCTTTCATTACCGTCAATTGTAATAGTTCCAGTGTCTTGGAGCTCATTGACCCATTCAATTGATACTAACCTATGATTAAACTCTTCTTTTTTACGTTTAAAGTCCATCCAATTCTTATACCCATAATGGTGTATAGTATTGTAAATTACCTGTTGTGTTAAATTATCAATGTTAATCTTAAAATGTTTACCGGTTAATGCAACGTTAGTTTCTTTTATTGCATTTAAGACCGGTGCATGATCATTAGTAGCTTTCAACATATATTTCATTTTAAAGTCATATTTAACTGCAAGATCATAAATTGCCTGTAATTGATCAAACGTATATACTTTTGTTTGATTAGGTATATTTTCAGACCATTTACTAAGATTTGGTAATAGAACATCATTTACAAATTCTGGATTTTTAGACAAAAACGCCTTACGTGATTTTGATAACGATACACTATATGCTGCTTTGAATGATGCATCATTCTTGCTTAAATGACTAAATTTCTTTTGCGCATTTTTAATATTATTAACGTCATATGCACCATTTGCCCACAATGTTTTAACTGTGTTTGAAATCTTAGACTTAATACGTGTAGATTCTTCTTCAGTTAGATGATTCCACATATTTTGTTCTGAATGATATTGTATATGATCTGCTTTATTCATCCATTGTAGATTCCTAGGATCATTATTATACCGATCAAAATCTTTATGATGTACAATAGTTTTATGTGATCCTACATTATCTAGACTATATGTGAATTCTTGATGCTTTTTCTTTTCACGGAAAAAATTACCAACCATTCGATGTGTGTATTCCCACGAGTTTGATTCATGATCATATACCTGTGTATATGTTCTGTCATGACTGCTTGATGTCAAACCTTGCTTACGTGTTTTGTAACTAATTAATGAATCATTAGGAGTCAAATATTGTGCTTCAACAAATCCTTTGCCTAATACTGGAATTTTATGGTCTGGTGTTACTGTAAGTGTTGATCCATCATTAAGTGTTAATTTGATTACCTGAGTATTTTTACGAGTTACGCCAGCCCATGTAATGTTGCCAGGAACAATCTTACCAGTAATTGGATCACAACTATATGTCCAATTTTCTTTTCCAGCTTTATATTCAGCAATTAAATCAGTGATTGAAAGAATTCTGCCGTCAAGTAATGGAACAGTGGTATCAAGTGACAAACATAAAGGATTATATTGTGCGTCCATCATGTTGCTGCCGCCGCCAGTCTTACTTGGAATACGGCGCTGGTGAATTTCGTTCTTGACACGCTCGACGTGGCTCATAGCTTGGTGTGCAGGCATATCACCTACGTCGATATAGAAAATTCGACGCTCAGGCGCACGCTGCACACGGTAGATAATGATTGAATCTTCAAGCAATTCCTTCTGCTTGTATGTTTTAAACACAGCGTCGAGGATTGAGTTACCAAATGGCCAGCTATTATCCATACCGTCAGTTAGTGCAAGGTGAATAACGTGCTTGGCATCAACTGTAAATTCCATTTCAGAACCAATGCCATTTGCATTGTTTACCATGCCAGCGTTGCGTGTCATACCGCCTGTACCCATGTTGGTTGGGCTCTGTGGTCCGCCAGTTGAGTAATTACCTGCGCCTGCAGCATCCGCTGTTGCAACCAAGGTCTGAAAGTTGGGGTCAAGATTTTTAATGATATACTGCGCCGGCTCTTTGCCGTTTGCTTCATCAACAACCACACGCATTAGATCTGCTGGGTTTACATAGTAAAGCTTCCAAGTTTCCGGGTCACGTATAAATGGTTGGTCTCCATATTTAATTGTGTTACGGAATGTCTTGAATAAACGACGGTTCCAGTCGTTTACACGGCACCATTGCCTTAATACTGTTGCTAGCACATCACTTTCAGTCTCAGTGGGATCATCGTTCCACTTGACCTTAAACGGTGTTTCCGTTTCCTCATTTTGTTGTGTTGAAAATTCAGCAATAGTATCTAGAGCAGTGTTGATTTCACTGTCCATATCCATTTGGTCATATTGCATATATCGTTCTAGACGATTTGGTTGTCCAACGTATACTTCAGGTAACCAGCTTTGGAAGCGACTAGCGCTGTTTTTGTCACGACTTTTATTGCCACTTAGTGGACTTTGCGCGCCTTGATACGTTGTGAAGTGCTTTTTCCAGCTCATTGGGTGTTCCTATTCATTTTATAGTAGTATTTATAATAAATTCGACTGGCGTGATTAGTCTAGACGTTCTTCGATTGTCCTAATCAATTTGGATATTAATTGGTTTGTTTCTCGTATCATGTCTGGAGTTTGCGCAGCACTAGAAGCAATCATTTCTTCTCTTCGTTCTGACTCCCTCTGCTTACGTAAAAATTCCTGTCCACGTTCACCATGTCTCCAAGCATTTGATTCTGTTATGTCGGTGCCAATTGATCCATCTTTATTTGTCTTGACCCCTCCAATTATTTGATTATTCAGCTGGGATCTATTAGTAGTTGGGTCAAATTCTGGTACAGGTTCAGAAGTATTGCCGATTGCAATATCTCGCAACACTTGACTGAGATCGATATCATTGTCCCAACCAGGGCCCACGCCAACTAATTTGGCTGCGCCAGTTACAGTATTTGCAGCAAGATCGCCTATATCTAATAGACTTTCGCCTATTCCTAGTAATCCTCTTGTAATCACATCAATACCAGCATCTTGATATTCTTTGTCATATGCTCCTGCTCCTGCTGCGATCGCAGTACCTAGCAAAGGTACTACCTTGGCCATCTTTAATGCTTTTTTCCATCCTTTAGGTGGTCTTGGACCGTCATCAGGGCCAGGTCCGCCGCCAGGTGGAGTGGGCGTTGGAGGTGCACCTCGTCCAAGCTTACTCATTATCCATCCGCCAATACCACCACCAGCTGTGCCTGCCGCCACGCCCCCTAGGAAGCCAGGCCCATCATCTGCAAGAGCAATATATCCAGCAAGTGCAGCGGTAAGTGCAGCAATCTTTTGAGTAGACGAATCAAGCTCACTATACCAGTTAGCTATACCACTTGTAATAGTTTCTCCCTCAAAGGCACTAGTCACATTTCTCAACACACCAATTAATCCACTGCCAGCCTCAGCAACTGAATTTTCATTGCCATTAAGAACTTTTGATATTGCATCAGTCGCTTGTACTAGTTGTTCTAACATTGCGTCTTTCATTGTTACAGAAAATGTTTCCAAAGTGCTTGGCAATGCTATCAAGAATGCAGCCTTTAGTTCTTCAGCTACTGTATCTGTAACATCTAGATTTACTTGCACATCTGACTCCATGAGTCTACCAGCTTGAGTCAACGAAAGAATCTCTGCTGCGGCCTGCACACCGTTCACTGCTAATGTTCTGAGCAATTTTTGATCGTCTTGGCTTATGTTTGCTAATCTTGCCATCTGTGAAGTTAATTGGGCCTGATATTCTGCAGAATCACTATTATTTGCAATGCCGTCCTTGGTTAGACGATGCATGTCAATGGCAATAGCTCTAACCTCATCACTTATTCCCAGCATTTGCCCTAATTCTCCGGACATTGCCGCCATAGGATCTACATCTGATGCAATAGCGTATTGCAGTAGTTCTCCTATTTTTTCACCTGCAGGACCTAGACCGGCAAGACCGGATTTAAGTGCAAGAAATACCTCACCTTGTTCTTCACTAAGTGTACTCAAATAAGACGCCATAACAGGATCCTTTGCAGATTCCAATCTTGAACGCATTACTTCTCGTTTATCTTGTCCTGTCATTCTTGCCAGTGCATCGGTTTCAACCAATAGCTCATTCATACTTCCTGCAACAGAATCTGCTATTTTTGCTTGCTGCATCCCACTGCGGCGACGAATATCAATTTCATCTGCAATGACTTGATTTATTTCTGAATTGGTCATTCCAAAATTATTAAATTCCTCAGCATTGGCACGGACTCGCTTGCTTAAATCACTAAAATTTCTTGCGCCGTCGTCGACGGTTCCGCCAAGAGCCTTCATGCTTTCCATGTTGCCACTTATTAGTTTACTGTAATCCTCTAGACTGAGTCCGGACTCAGTCGCACGTTGTTTTAAGACCAGCAATGTGTCACCTATACCGGCCCCAACATTGGTTAGCTCTATTAGATCTTTACTAAACTGTACAAGTGTACCAGAAGCAAGGCCAGCCACTGTACCAAGTATACCAGCACCAGCAAGCGCCATGGACATTTTTTCAAGGTCCAAATTGTCCATGCCACTCTTGAAATCACTTGCTTGTTTTTTTCGTCCATCACTCAGTAGTGATTCCATCAAGTTTTTGTCGCGCTTTTCCTGCTTTTGTTGGGATTTTTTATTTTGATCTGTATTTTGGCGGTTGGTGCCTAAAATATTGTCAAGAATTTTTTTGTTATCATCAATAACACTATTAGAACTTGACATTTCTTTCAGTATTGCGTTTAGGGCTTTGGCAGATACCTCACTAAACCCTGCAACTTGCTGTATTGACGACTCTGTTGCCCAGGCCGGGACTGAGACTATATCAGAACCAATTCGGATGTCAATTGTATCGTTACGAGCCATTTTATTACCTTTATTTGCGTAGATAAATACTTACACGTAGATATATACTACCGTATTTAGCGAGATAAAAATGACAGATAACCCACTACAGAAACTTTATAGAAGTAAGTCGTTCTATACAAAATTACCTAGCGGCGGGTCGCATTATCCAAGCGGAATTAAATTAAGTGTGGATGGTGAAATTGGTATTATGCCAATGACAATTAAAGACGAGATTATATTGAAAAGCCCAGATGTGCTATTCAATGGTGAAGCATTATACTCACTGTTTAGAAGTTGTGTGCCTGATATTGAAAATCCTGCAGAAATACCACAATGTGATGTTGACACCTTGCTAGTTGGTATTAGACTTGCGGCTGGTAGGGATCAATTAGAAATCAACAGTACATGCCCCCACTGCAAAAAAAGTGCAGATTATGAGATCAGTCTGGGTGCAATGCTAAACACTGCACATGAAATATCACCAGACAACGTAGTAGTACTCAACAAAGACCTCAAAGTATTTGTGCGTCCATACAGTCTTGAATCACAAGTAAAGATGAAAATCCAATCTTTCCATCAAGCCAAAATGCAACGCGCATTAAATGCATCAGACTCATCACAACCTGACCGTGATGAATCATACAGAAAAGCATTGGCTGATGCAAGTCAAATTCAAGTCGATTTGATAACTGACAATGTGTTAAGTGTTGAGTCAGGAGAAGACAATGTACAAGATAAGACCCACATTGCTGAGTGGGTCAACAATATCGACAGTTATACATACAAAAAAATCATTGGCAAAATTACTGAGCTCAGTAAATCAGGAATGACTGATAAATTTACATTAAATTGTGCAAGTTGCAGTGAAAACTACGAAACCGAAGTGGATATTAATCCTGTAAATTTTTTCTAACTAGAGCGGGGAGTATTGACCAGTCTGACCTCAAAGAAATGATTGACACCATGAAAAAGGAAGTCGAACAAATCGAAACTTATATTATGGATGTAGCACTGGCATCACACGGTGCACTGGCATATAGAGACACCTTGTACATGCCACCAGACAAACTCAACCTGTATGCTAAACGCATAGAACACAAGATCAAACAAGAAAGCCCTACAAAAGGACCGGAATATCTATAACACCAACTCAGACGGGTGTCAAACGTAATGGTAATAATATACCTTTAGTCGTATTACGATGATACTTCGTATCATCGGTTGGTGCGTATCTCTCATCTTCATTCACTTCGTTCATTCCGATTCGATCTACTTCCAACTTTTTAACTTAATCGAAACTATTTTCGACTGTTAATAATTGTTTATGATAATATATGACATACTAAAGGCTCTGAGTTATTTTACCAGAGCCAATAACCACACTTAGCCTGATATCAGCTAAGTATGGTTAAAGATGCGGTTTTTACCGTCACCAACCCGCCTACGACGAGCCACACCATAACAGAAAAACCTTGTATAGCCAGGAAAGGGCGGTTGAGCGATACCCTTTTACATTCTACTCTCAACGCGGAACCACGCTGTGCCGTTATGATAACACATGCGCTGTCTGTAAGTTACAATTGGTCAGTAGAGCTTACTCATTTTCTGGATGTCAACCCAGTGCGTAGATGACTGCGACGTGCCAGTTCTGTTGCCGCAAGCAATGGCTTACGGTTCCTCAAGGCAGTTGATGAGGTCGCTATGGTCAGGGTTCTGTGAAGGGTTCTGTGTTAGCCTATATTTGCCGCTAGGTGA